ATTTTGACATCATAAAAGACATCATACTTAACAGCCCAAATTTGCTTGCTTCAGTGGGAAAGAAGAACATCCTTGAAAAGAAGATAAGAATTACAGATGATAAAGGAAATGATGTGTCGGTTATTCGAGCAATCAGTTCTTTTAGTGGTATTGTTTCTAATATTACCGGATACACTTTCTCTGAAATCTTTGACATGAAAAACTCAAAGTTCTTTGTCCAGCTTGATGGTTCTATTCGTAATATTCCAAATGCTATTGGAGTTATTGACTCCACTGTTTCTGCGAAAACACACATCCTTTATAAATTATTTGAAAGTTTTGTAGATAGAACAAGTAAAACGATTTATTTTGATTATCGGTTTAGTAAAGATGGCAATGCTTCTGATTATTGGAATCCTAATATGACTCAGGCTCAGTTGGATGATTATCGAGCTAAATTTCCTTTGGGTGATTTTGAGAGATACTTTCTTAATGTGTGGAGTTCTTCTAGTCAACGGATATTCACTCCTGAGATGTTAGAAGCAATGTTGTACATAGGCATTGATGGACGTCCTGGTAACAGTAGTGAGTTGATGAAAGCCATGTTAGAAAAAGAACAATGTGAAGAAACTATAAAATCATTTGCAACATCTGGCAGAGTTAAAAGTTTGGGAGATAATTTTGAAAGAGAAATAAAAGTAATTGAATCCGTGAAAAAACGTGTGATGCCTTTAGAAGAGGTTTATTCTTTGCGAGACTGTTCTGGTGTTCCCCAAAAAGCCACTCTGAATGATTTAGAAAAAATAGGCAATCTGCTTGATACAAAGTGGGCTGTATTAGGTTCAATAGATAGAGCCGATCCTTTGAAAGCAACAAATAAAGGTGCACGAACTATATTTACTTGCATGGCTAAAGGTCTACCAGGAAGTGGTTCTCATCCTTTCATTGATGATGGTAAAACAATTCCGAATTACATTTATTTTATGTTGCATTTTGATAATGTACTTGATCATAGTTTGGAATCATTAAAAGCAATCATTACAGAATGCCATGAAGAGTATGGAGGAATTGATAGACTATGCGGAGAGCGTTGGGGCATTTGGGATTTAGTTCCTTGGTGTGAAGATAAAGAAATTCCTTTTGAAACGGTGTTCCCCACATATGAAAAACAAAGAGCAGCTTTTAGTGAATTGTACATCCTTGCATCAGGCTGTCGATTTAAATGCCCTCCTTTAGGAGTAATGGGGAGTAAAGAAGAAGATTTGTTCCGAGAAGAGGCAAGTATTTTTTTCCATGATACAGATAAAAAATGGTTTGGTTCTCCTGAAAAGAAAGATAACAACGGTGTTCAAGATGATAGTTTATTTTCAATAGGTTGGTGTATTTATGGTGGCAGGGAACTGAATGTTAATGATTTTAGAGAAAGAAGGAACACTTCTTTCTTCGGAACAATGATTAAAGAAAGGAATAGTTTAGGTTCATACATATAATATACAAAAAGGCTTTACTTCCTTTCCCAAAAATGCTAAAAATTACGAAAAATTAAGTAATTTTTAGCATTTTTTGTTAAAAAGGAGTAAAACATGAGTAAAAAACAAGGAGATTTCAATTTAGCCGCTTCTGCTTTAGCCAAACTGACAGATGAAGAACTTTCCCATTTGCAAATGTCAATGCCATGGCAGCAAAACTCTGAAGATACTACTAGAACAGATGCTGATGGTTTTGCCACTTCCCCAGGAGTTTCTTCTGCCTCTGATTTAGGAGACAGGGAAAAATTACAAGAAACCTTATGGAACAAATTCAACACTAATCCTTTTATAGGAACTTCTGTTAGAGGACAAGTAGGTCGTTTGACAGGTTTTGGTTTTGAAATATCTTCTGAGATTTGGGAGATACAAGAAGCCATAGAAAATAATGAATATGATCCTAGAAATAGATTGTATTCGTTTTGGCCTAAATATGTAGGTAGGGCTAATATCGAAGGAGAACTATTTTTGTGCATTACTGTACATAAAGATGGTTTCACAGAAGTGGATTTTATTGACCCATCAAACATATCAGGAGGCGGTGAAGATGGTATCATATATCATCCTAACAAAGCAACACTGCCTTTATTTTATTTTGTTTCTCCAGAGAAAGATCAAGGAACAAGAGGGGCTGCTGTTTTAGTTCCCTCCATATTCATTGCTTATTATCCCGAATTAGTTAAAGTAGCAGAGAAAATAAAAGGTTTTAATGCTGATTTATTGGAAGATTCTAAAGGTTCTGGTAATAAGTATAAAGCAATAGGAGGATTTAAAAGATTCATTGTTGCTTGGGACAGATCCTTTGTTACCCGTAGAAATATATCATATCTACGGACTGTTTTAGAGTGGTTGAATCATTATGAAAATCTTAAAAAATATGAAATAGATCACAAAAAATCTGCAGGTGCTTATTTGTGGGTAATTACCATGGCAGATCCTAAATCATTCCGAACATGGCTATCTTTGTCAGATGAAGAACGAAGAAAAACAGGTATCATGGCAAAGAAAACACCGGGCAGCACTTTGATACTGCCTCCTGGTCTGACTTTAGAAGCTCACAATCCTAAATTACCGACAATCAGTGAGGGAGATACAGACATTCTTCATATGGTGACCGGTGGTTTAAATGAACCGGAAGATGTGTCTACAGGGCAATCTAAGGGAACTTTCGCTTCTGTTAAAGCTTCCCGAGGACCCATGTCTGATCGTACTTCCGATGAGATTGCTTATTTTGATAGGTTTTTAAAGTTTGATTTTTATCGAGCAATTTTCTTTTTGAAATCAAAAGTTTCTTCTTTCCCTGAAAAATTTTTAGTTAAAATGGCCGTTGATTTTGACAAAAAGAAAGAACCTGTTTTTAAGAAAATCCCCAGAAGACCTGAATTTTTAATAGATATTTCATATCCTATATCGGAAGTTATAGATTCTGAAGCAAGAGCAAAGGCTTTCTTGGGAGTGAAGCACGGTTCTCTTAATGATACTTTAGGTATTCCTAATAATGAAATAGCCAAGAAGTTGGGATTTGGTAACTATAGGAAACTTAGATTAATAAGGGAAACTGAATTAGATAGATATCCAGAATTAGCACCTCCTGTTGATTCTGGAGGGGAGCAATTAGAACCAGGCAATAAAAAAATAACAGGGAAAGAAAAAGAACAACCTGTAGAGAAAAAAGAACCTGTAGGGACAAAGAAAATAATTAAAAAAACATGATGGGGGTTTTTATGAGGGAGACATACACATCCACAGGAATGAAGTTGTTGCGGCATTTAGATAATCTGTCTCAGTTCCAAAAGACAGGAATAATTAATCCCATATCTTTGCAAATTGCTCCTACAAGTAGGTGTAATCTTAATTGTTGTTTTTGTTCTAACGTGAATAGAAATAATCATGAAGATTTAAGATATATGGAACTTCTTCGTTTTGTTAAAAATATAAATCCTAAATCAATTGAATGGACTGGAGGAGGAGATCCAACACAGTATGAGTATATTACGGATGCTATACAGCATTTTCATTCAAAAGGAATACCACAAGGATTTATTACCAATGGCATTGATCTTGTGAAAAAAATAGGTGTCTTTGTCGATTGTTTAAAATGGATTCGTATTTCTTTAAATTCATTGGATTACGTTGATGATATAGAGATACCGACAAATATACAAACATTGGGGTTTAGTTATGTGATGAACCAGAAAACAGATTCCCGTGTTTTAGATAGAGTTAAAAAGTACACGGAGAAATATAAACCGAAATATGTCCGTATTGTACAAGATTGCCAAACTACCCCTTATATTTTAAATACCGTGAATGAGGTTAATATGAGGGAAGTTTCTAAATGGGGAAGTCCTTATTTCTATCAAGCAAAAGTGTTCTCTCAACCTAAAAGATGTTGGTGGGGACATTTTAAACCTTTTTTATTACATGATGGTTATATTTACCCATGTAGTTCTGTTGTTTTAAATGATTCTGCTGAAAAATCTTTTCATGAGAAATTCAGATGGACCACAATGGATCAATTTGTTAAAATGAGCAAAGAATCCGCAATTCCTTATGATTGCAAGAGTTGTACAAATTGTGTATTTGGAGGACAAAATGAATTAGTAGAAGCTTTTCTTAATTCAGAAATGGAGGAATTTGTGTAATGGCCAATAAATACAATGCTGATTATTATGAAAGAGGAATAGAAACAGGATTGTCAAATTACCAAAACTACAGGTGGATTCCAGAACTCACAGTGCCTATGGCAATGACTATTATTGATCATTTGTCTATAAAACCAGGAGAAAGAGTTCTTGATTATGGTTGTTCTAAAGGATACTTGGTAAAAGCATTGAGATGGCTTCACAGAGATGCTTGGGGGTTTGATATTAGTGAATATGCCCTGAAAAACGCGGATGAAGACGTTTCTCCCTTTCTTTTAGACTCGTTTGATAAGATTGATACTATGAACATAAAATATGGTATTTTTAAAGATGTCCTAGAGCACATTCCCATAGATGATTTAGAAATGATGCTATCTATGGTGAATATAGAATATATGTTTGCTGTCATTCCTTTAGGAAATAACGGTGAGTATACAGCACCTGCTAATAACAGAGATGCTACACATATAGTATGTGAAGATAAAAATTGGTGGGAAAGATTATTTAACAGATGTGGTTGGTGTCTTACCAACTCATCC